TGGGTATTGGCTTCATGCTGGGTGGGCCGGTGGGGGCAGGGATCGGCGCAGCGATTGGCGGCGTGGCCGGGTTGATCGGCGGATTGATGAAGAAAGACCCAGGGTGGAAGCAAATCATGGGTCGCGTGGGCCATGACTACGGTGCGGCGTTTATGGAAGGGTTCGAGGGCATCAGCGAAGAGTTAGCCAAGCAGATTGAGGAGGACGCGAAGAAGATATTCAAGGGTGATTGGCAAGCGGCCGAGATCTACAACATCGGCGCGATCATGGAGGACACAGGCGGCGTCGATACCAGTAACCTGGATGCCTGGTCCGGGAAGATGACCGACATCTTCTCGATGTTGGAAACGGGCAAGTTTACCATGGCCCAGGCGACGACGGCCTTCGACAAGGGATTCAGCCAGATTGCTCAGGCCGTGTTGGATGCCGACCAGATTGCCAGTCCCGCGTTCCTGAACATGATTCAGTTGACCCGGCAATTCGGCATGGAGTCCAAGGCCGTTGCCGAGTTCATCTCGGGCCAGTTCACACGGGCCATGACCGCGTGGGCCGCGATTGCCGCGCCGCTGGTCACGATGACCTCGGGCATTGCCGAAGCCCGGCAGGAGTTGATCGACTTCAACAAGGAACTCGAGGGATCCGGGAAGTACGACCCCGCCACCGGGAAGTATTCCGAGCTCGGCGTTGAGGACCAGCAGCGGCTGGACGAGATCAACAAGAAACTGAAGACCATCAAGGAAACGGTCGCGGATGTGACCAAGGACTTTGAGGCCTTCAATGCGGAACTGGCCAAGGCCGGAAAATACGATCCCGCGACCGGGAAGTACACGGGCCTCGGGATTGGGGACCAGAAGCAGCTGGACGACCTGAACAAGCGGATGGAGACGGCCAAGAAGAATACGGCCGATGTTTCCAAGGAAGCCGAACGGTTGGGGCGGCTGTTGATGGCGGCGTTCAATGGCGCGGTGAAGTCCGGCATGGACTTCTTCGAAGTCATGGATGCTCTTGGTCCGAATCTGGACACGTTGATTAAGCTGTACAAGGATCTGGGCATCACCAGCGATAACGCCGCGTTGAGTGCCTTGATGCACTTCCAGGAACTGTATGGAAAGAACAAGGAACTAGTGGATGGGGTCCGAGCGCTGAACGACATGACGTTGGCGTTGTCGAATCTGGGCGCGTTGAGCGCAGAGACGCTCGCGGACCTCGAGGCCCAGGGTCTGTCGATGTATGAGCAGATGCGGACGGCCGGGTTTACCCAGACCGAAACGCTGATGGCCATGTTGCCCTGGTTGAAGAACGTGTTTGACGCGCACGTAAAGCTGGGCATTCCGATTGACGCCAACACACAGAAACTCATTGATGAGGCCAATGCCCTTGGACTGTTGGAGGATAATGACCCGACCTCGATTTTGAAGCAGGGGTTCCGGGATCTGATTCAGGCGGTCACGGACCTGACGAATGCGTTACTGGGCATTCCGCCCAAGGTTAATTCCGAGGTCAATGTTCACACGAACTATACCTCGAGCGGAAAGCCCGTCGATCCCAATGACCCCGATCCCAATGACCCTGACCCCATTCCGCAAGCGTATGGCGGCAGTTACTGGGTCACGCAGCCGACGATGTTCATGGCCGGGGAAGCAGGGCCGGAGCAGGTGTTGTTCAGCGGGGCGAATCAGAAGTTGTCGGGACGGTGGGGCGGCGGCAGCGCCGGAGTGGACGAAGACACATCGGCGGCATCGACCGCACCCTCGGCGTCGTTCACCTTTAACATCCAGGCACTGGACCCGCTGGGCATCAAGAAAGTCGTTGAGGAAGAAATCGCCCCCTTGTTGGTATCGGTCTACCGCCGCAATGTCAGCGGGTTGCGGACCGACACCAGGCGGGAGTTACTTGAATGATTGAAGTTCTTCTCCAGTACCCCGTTGATAACGTTGCGGGCAGCTACGCGACGGTGGGCGCGAACTCTGGGACCGAGGATGCGGATTATCCGTCTGCGTATCTGGCCGATGGGCGATTGGGGCGTCCCGCTAAGTTGACCACGACCAGTGGATCCTGGGTATTCAGTTATGCCAGCGCACAACGGATTGACCTTGTCGCGTTAGGGGCGCATAATCTGACCAGCGTGACGCTGGAAGGGAATGCCACGAATGCCTGGGGGTCACCGTCGTTCTCGGCCGCGTTGACGATGCCAGGAATCACGGCCGATGGTCACTCGGTAAATGCGTGGCTGGACTTGACCACGGCGGCGGGATACGCGGTCGGCGGATTCCAGTATTGGCGTCTGGTGGTGTCGGGCAGCGTGGCGTGTGCCGTGGGAGAGGTATGGTTCGGATCGACGCGACGGGCGGCTGTGCGGAACTACAAGTGGGGATTCACGGTGTCGGAAAAAGCCGCCACGATACTCCATGAGACCGAGTTCCTGGTGCCCCATGTCTATGCCCTGGGGTCACGGCAGCGGCAGTTGGAAGTTGTCTTCAACACCACCGACGCCGGGGCGCTCGCGCTGCAGGAGTGGTTCCGGTCCATGAAGGGATCGGGATTGACCGGGTTACTGATTCCTAATTCCGAGACAAATGACGCGTGGTGGGTCCGTCAGGCAAGTGACTACGCCGAGAATGCGGTATATGCTGACTATCGCGATGTCTCGATGACGCTGGTGGAGCACGCGACCGGCGTGCCGCTGTAGGAGGTTCCGATGGCGCTCTTGTTCATGGACTCGTTCGACCACTACGCGACCGCCGACATCGCGGAGAAGTGGACGGCGGTTACGGGGGGAACCCCGGCGATTGGGGCGTACGGTCGGAACAGTACGTCTGGGCTAAGGCTCAACAGCGGCGTTCGACCCGGAGTGTCTGCAACGGTTCTCGGGGATGTGTCTGAAGCCATTGTTGGCGTTGCGGTCAAGCCTACCGTGTGGACCGGTGCCGCGATGTCAGCAATCATCACCTTCGGGTCAGGCACGCAATGGGAGTGCGGTCTGATGTTGCTGGCAGACCTCACGGTGCGTCCGTTCGTCGTCGCTTCTGCCGCGTGGGCCGGGCCGGGAAGCGACACGACGAACGCATGGGCGGTACTTCTCGGCAGCGCTTCTTCGGTCGCGCTTCAGGTCGGGGTCTGGGCCTATCTTGAAGTTCGGATGAAGTGTGACGGGTCAACCGGAACCTGCACCGTGCGACTGAACGGCACAGAGATTCTCGCGCTGACTGGACTCGACACGTTGTACACGTCGGCAACGCTGTCACGGGTCGCGGTCGCGGCGGCGACAACTATTTCAGCCGCAGCTATAGACATCGACGACCTCGTGGTCATGGACACGACTGGCTCGCTGAACAACGTCTTCCTCGGGGACGTGACCATCAGCGCCATCTACCCGAGTGCCGTCGGTAACTCGACCGGCTGGACACCATCGGCTGGCAGCAACTACGACTGCTGCAACGAGGCGGTGGTCAACGACGACACCGATTATGTGGCGGCGACCACGCTGGCGACGAAAGACCTTTACGCCTTCACGGACGCTCCTGCGGGGGCCGACATCAAGGCCGTGCAACTCTGCATCGCGGCGCGGAAGGGGGCCGAGGGACCGGGGCAACTGACCCCCGTGGTGCGCTCGGCCTCGACTGATTATGACAAGACCGCGCAGGGTATCGGCGGGACCAGCTACTCCTACCTCCGCACGGTCGTCGAAACCGACCCGGCGACAGCAGCGGCGTGGACGGAGAGCGGGTTCAACGCGGCGGAGTGGGGCTTCAAGAAGACGGGCTAATAGATGGCGACACGGTTCTATCTGCACAACGACGCGGCACCTTACACCCCGGCGACAATCCGGGGCGCGTGGGATGCGTCGGGGTCTGCCGTCACGAAGCGCATTGATGCGTCGAAGCTGCCAGCGACAACGAGCACCTATGTTCAGGTCGCGGAAACCAGCGCTGTCGATGAGTACGATGTGCTGCTGTATCGCGGCGTGTCTGGTCCGCTGGCGGCCGGCACCATCGGGACCGGGACCGTCAACGTCATGCTCGGCGTGTACGAGCAGAACGCCGCCGCCAACTGTCACTATCACCTGCATATCTACGTCACGCAAGGCGACTCAGACACGCCTCGCGGGACGTTGCTCACAGACTATCGCGAGGGTGCTGGCGTCAACGAGTGGGCCACAGACTATGGCGCCTGTGCAAAAGCGCTGAACGCCGCGCAGGCGCTTTCGTCGCTGGCGGTGTCGGCTGGTGACCGGATCGTCATCGAGATCGGGTTCGCGGCCAGGAACACGGTCACGACCAGTTACTACGGCGGGATTGGCTATGGCGGTGGGCGCGGTACGCGCGATCAGGTGGTCGGAGACGCGTACAACGTTGGGTTCCCTTATATCGAGTTTTCAGAGACGCTGCCAGGCACCGCCACAAATCGTATCTCGCAGGGGCCGGTCGAGACCCTGCTGGCCGAAACGACCATCACGGGGCGTATCTCGCAGGGGCCGGTCGAGACCCTGCTGGCCGAAACGACCATCACGGGGCGTATCTCGCAGGGGCCAGTTGAAGTCTTGATGACGGACGATGCGAACCCGGCACGGGTGTCGCAGGTCGTGGCCGAGGCGCTACAAACGCAGACCAGCAGCGTGCGCGTATCGCAGGCTGTACTCGAACTGGTCAACCCGAGCATCGTACAGACACGGGTGTCGCAGATTGTCGCGGAACTGCTTTATCCGACTGTGATCGAGTCGCGGGTGTCGCAGGCGGTCGCGGAGATCCTGAACACGCAATTGAGTCCGATCCGCGTGTCGCAGGTCGTGATCGAGATGCTGGCAAAGGTGTCGACCTATTGTGGCGAGCCGTCGTTGTCTCCGGCTACATTGTGCGGTAAGCCTGACGTGCTCGCGTGGCTGGAGTGGACCGTGCCGCTAAGGGAGAACTGACATGGCGTTGCTATTCATGGACGGATTCGAGCACTACGCGACAGCCGACCTTTCCGAGAGGTACGAATACGATAGTTCTGGGGGGGTGAGTTCCGTTAAAGCACGGACAGGCACCTACGCGCTGGGCGGGTCCGGGTCTATCGGCAAGGTGCTTTCTTCGGCATCGGGGACGACACTGATCTTTGGCTCGGGGGTTTACGCCTCAGCGACGGATCACTCCTGGTGGACTGTCTGTTCAGGTGGGTTCGGAAGCACTGCGTACTATCAGTGTAGCGTGACCGTGGCTGGTGACGGATCGTTTTCATTCAGACGCCAAGGCACCGGCGGCACGGTGATTGCCGCATCCGCCGCAGGCGTATTTCCGTTTGGTCGGTGGAACTATGTCGAAGTGAAGCTGGTAGTGAGTAACACGGTGGGGTCGATTGTAATCAAGGTCAACGGGGCGACCGTGTTGACATCCGCGACAGATCTCGACTCACAAGAACTCGCGGTAACTGGGTATACCGCGCTGATGTTCGGGCCAGGCGGCGGCACGGGGTACATGGATGACGTTTACGTCTGCGACGGCAGCGGTTCCGTCAACAATGACTT